GGCAAGGGATATGCGGTGTATAACAAGGAAGGCAAGCTGATTGGCTATGCCACCGAATAAGGAAGACTAATGCGTTTCGTTCCTCTTTCTGAGGCAACTACGGAGCAAGACAAGGCGCAGACTCAACCCCTGCGCTTTGTTCCGTTAGAGGCTGAAACTCCGCAAGCTGCTGCGCCAAAGTTTGTTCCGGCTAGTCAGGCTATTACTATCGAAGAAATTCGTAAGCAAGCTGACGAAGATCGTAAGCGCTACGAACAAGAAACCGGCCTTGCTCCATCAACAATGGCTCCGGTTGAAGGTGCCGGTGGTGCAGCCTTTGGCGTCTTTCCTGTGCAGGGTAAACAGCGTCAGCAGAATGTTCAGATTCGTCGTGAACAACAAAAGGCTCAAGAAGTTCCGTTCGAACAGCTTGTAAAGCGAGACGATTATTTTAATATTGCTAACAGCTACATGAAGGCTGTTGGTCAGCCCGTATTTAATCCAGACAAAGAAACTCGTGAAGACTTTGTTAATCGGTTCTACAGTCAACGTCGCTTTGCCGAATTCAATACCGTTTTTGGCACCATTCCTGAATTGGCTGCGCTGAAGAATTCCGGCATAGAAACTCAAGAGGCTATTGCTCTTGGTCGTCGTCTTTATGAACAAGCCGAAGCCGCACCGGGCAAAGGTCGCACTGCTTTTGATATTGCCAAAGCGATTATCAGCGATCCGTCAACTTATGCCGGTGTTGGTTTTGGTAAAGCGACTTCGTCCATTGTTGTTCGTCAGGGCGCTAAGAAGCTATCGGAAGAAGCTGCAACTCGTGCCACTCAGAAACAAGCGCTTGGTCAAACAGCAAAGCGTGCCGAAATTGGTGTATCTACTGCTGCCGAAGCCGCTGTAGCCGGTGCCACTGATCTCACCTCGCAACGTGCTGAACAGCAGACTGCTCGCATCATGGGCGAAGAAGTACCCGAGTATAGCGCTGCTCGTACACTGTTCGCAGCTACACTGGGCGGTGTTGTCAGCGGCGTAGCCTCTGCCAAAGCAACGAAGGCTCCGACAATCAAGGAGCGCGGTGAACTCATTGGCGAAGAGCTTGTAAAGCGCAACGTCACCACGGCAAATCCGGCTGCACCGCTCACCGAAGTTGAACAAAACATTGCCAATGCAATGACACGCGACTTCGAAGACGTGCATTCGCAATATGTCAAAGCATACGGCAAGGCTCTGTTAGAGCAGGTAGATCCGGCAACGGCTGTCACCGACAGCAAAGTACAGGAAGCGTACAGCAAAACTGCTGTGCGGATGGCTTTGCAGTTGATGAAGGATAACCCGACGCAGTTTGGCTTCAACCCTGCGAAGGAACAGGTCAGCGATGCCGTCTATCGCACGCTGTCGCAGTTGGACAAGATTGACGACACAGCGCTTGAGTCTGCCATCAATCAAGTTGGTCTTCGCCCCGATCAGTTTGCGGCGATGACAAAGACGACAGCGTCTGAAGCCGGTAAGATTTTGCAGAGCTATTCTGTTGCCGCTCGTGCGCTCAATCGTCTGCGTCAAATTGATCCTACGTTTGATAAGCAGATGAAGGATCTTTATGGCGTTGATGGCGATCAGGTTAGTGCGCTAACTAAATTTGGTCAAGGCATTCAGCGAGTCGAACGCGAATCTAAAGCCATCATCACGTCCGGTATCGATACTCTGGCACGTAACATCGTCGGCAACACCATTGGCGTTTCGATGAAGACCGGCGTGCAGATGCTTGAGGGCATCCGCTACAGCGTCGGAACAGCGCTTAGCGCAGCCGATGGTGAAAAGCTGACGGTGCTGCGTAAGACAATGGGTGATTCGTTCAAGGATGCACTCGGCACGTTCTACTACATGCGTAAGAACGGATTGGCAGAAGACGTTACTGAAACGGTGTTGCAAAACAATCCGTCGTTGCTCAGCCGCATCTCTACGGCAACACAAGATACGGAGCTTGAAAATGTCAGTAAGCTTGCTCGTTGGTCACAAACTCTCAACAATGCAATGGACGGCATGTACCGTCGCGCATCATTTGCTGCCTCACTGGAGCGAGAACTACGTCGTGTTGGCGTTGATTTGTACAAAGATGTACTAGCGCAGAATAAGGACATTCCCACGTCGGTGCTGAAGAAAGCGCTTGATGAGTCGTTTAAGGACACCTTCTCGTATACGCCTCAGATGTATGCCAAGTCGTTCTCGGCATTCGAAGACGCATTTGAAAAGGTGGGGGCACAGTTTGTTCGTGTCTCAGAAGCGCCCTTGATGTCGTTGGCAATTCCGTTCCCACGATTCGTTACAAACGCCATTGCCTTCCAATATAAGTACAGCCCGTTGGGTTTTGTTGGCGCTACAGAATATGTCGCTCAAGCGGCTAAGCTGCGTGCTGCCGGTCAACTCGACAAGGCTGAGATGGTGGCGCGTGAGGGTGCTACAAAGGCTATTCAAGCCACTGTCGGACTCGGCATGCTTGCTGCCGCCTATGACTATCGGAAAAATAATCCCGACATCAATTGGAGCGAAATTAAAGCCGATGGTGGTGTTGTAGATGTCAAATCCATCTTCCCTCTTGCACCCTATCTCGGATTGGCAGATTGGCTTGCTCGTGACGTTGAAGGCGGCACCGGAAGCGCACCGAAGAAAGAGATTGTGGAAAACATTCTCGGCTTCAAAATGCCTGCCGGTACTCAGCACAGCTTCCTGCAAACCATTCAGGATCTGATTGAGAGCGACGAAAAGGGCAATGCTTTCCTTGAAGGACTCGGTAAAATTGCCGGTGACTTCATGGGTCGTTTCACGCAGCCGTTCGTGACAAAGCAAATCTTCGACATGATGGATTTGATTCGTGGCGACGAAGCGGCTATGGCACGCGATCCGAATGTGCTGACGGCTGAAACAACGGGTGGTCGCGTGGCTGAAGCTGCTGCACAGCGCGTACAGGCGAAGTTGCCCGTCGTCAAAGAAGAACTGCCACCTGCTGTCGTTCGTTTCAAGGAACAGCCGACACCATCAAAAGAAGGCGAATTCTTCAATCGACTCGTTGGTTTCCGCACCATTCCGCAACGCTCTGAAGCCGAGAAAGAAATCATCAAGCACAGCACAGACCTGTACAAAGTATATGGTCGGCCCAGTGGCGAAAAAGAATTTGATCGTATGTTCATTGAGAATACGAACAAGTTTGCTCTTGACTTTGTCGACAGCATGATTAAGCGCCCCGACTACGTTAACGGCACAAGCGAAGAAAAGAAGAAGTCAATTGACAATGCTGTTCGCAAAGCGGTAGAGTTTGCAAAGAAAGAAACTGAAGGTCAATTTGCTGAGCAGTTTCCAGAGAAACTAAATCGCATTAAATATCTTCGTCTTTCTTCTGAAGATAAGAAAATTGTCAATCAACGCTATGCTCGCGATCATGGTGGTAAGACGATGGAGGAAGATAAGGCTTACGATCTGTTACCCAAATACGTTGATATGGGTAAAACAAAGTTTGCAGCCGGTGGCGTGGTACAACAGATGAGCCAACTCTTTGGAAGATAATCATGGGATTTATCAGCAAACTCGCAAGCAAAACCGTCACCAAAGCTGCCCCAAAGGCGGCTTTGTCGCTGTCTGAGCAGGCGGCTGAGGAAACCGTCGCCGCTGCGCCTCCCAAACTGTCTCTGGTTAAGCCTAAAACGACGGCTAAGGCGACGCAAGCGGTTGAGCCTACTCCGGCCCCTACCGCTGCCATTGAAGAGCCTGAGCAGGGTATTACGCTGTCGTTGGCTGAAAAGATGGCTAAGCAGGAAGGCATTGCTGCACAGACCGAAGAAGCTTTGCCGATGCCGAAGGCTGAGTCGCCTTATAACTTTCCCAACAAAGCCTTCACCGATGAAGAATACGCTGCTGCTGAGCAATATCTGAAGGACAATAACACCGCTGCCGTCTTCAACGCAATGAAGTTGAATAAGGAAGAATTTGCCAACACGTTACAGACGCAAGCGGCAATGGATAAAGGTATCAAATTCAAAGATCAGCCTCCGATGCCGTATACGCCGAAGGATACGCCGATTGACGAAGCGGTTGGTGCCGATAACTTTGGGGCTTCGTTGCGAGACGTCGAAGACAACATCGCGCCTGCGCCGCGCATTGATGTTGACGAAAAGGTATTGTCTGGTAAGTTGCCGTCATTCATGAAGACAGCAGCACGTGATCGGGTACTGGCTCAGATCCGTCAACATCGCGAAGACAGCTACAAAAAGATTGTTCGTATTCCTGAGACAAGCAACTACGACGAACAGGTATTGGCGGTTGGTCAAGGCGACTATCGAATGCGCTTTGGCAAAGAGCTTGATATTGATAACGCCAAAGAACGTGAACAATTCTTTAAGCTATTAGATCGTAAACAAGCTGAATATGACAAGCTAAAACAGAAATATAAAGACACGCCGGATATGACGATATATCACGGCAATACTCCTGAGAATATTAAGCCGATTAAAGAGAAGGGTTTTATTCGTCCGTCTACATCAGGCTTCTCTGGTCACGATGAATTGCTCGTCAATGCTCCGTCTTTGACTCGTGACCTCAACCTGAATTTCCGATCATCTCGTTTTGGTGGAACAAATGAAGAGAACTTTGTTTCCTCTACCATTCCCTACGCCGACTATGTTTTCATGCGCGTAAACATGCCGGAACAAGCATATCGCTCACAGAATCTCGACACCGTAGCACAGACCATTAGCGGCGTGCCGGGGCAAGCCAGAGCGCTACAGCTTCCGCGAGCAGACTATTTCGAAACAGAGTCAGCCATGGTTGAAGCCGACAAGCTTGCGCTTAAAACAGACGCGAAGACAGGTGTTAAAGAGGCAGTGCAGAAGTTCAAAGAATATAATAAAAAGCGAATTGATGCCGGTAACTCATTGAACTCTTTGACCAGTGACATCTATAAAAATAATACTCTGAATGTCACGAATAAAGATGCACAAGCAGTCTACTATTTCACTAAGAAATATCTGAATGCATTAGCTGAGTCAGGTAAGATTACAAGCGTCAGGAGCGGCGTTGGTCAGCAATATCAAACCTATATTAGCGGCTTGTCAAAGCATCGTAAGATGTTCCGGGATGTTGCAGGATTTCTTCGTCAGAGCGGATCAGAAGAAAAAGCTAACAATCTTGAGCGGCTTGCTGACATCATTGAGCAGGCTACGAATGAGCAGCCGAAGGTGACAGAGCAAGCGCTAAAACTTACCGATAAGTTTAAAACTGGTGGTCTTGTGCGACGCAAATGAAAAAGCCCCGAAAGGGGCTTTCTCTTTGGTGCCTCATGACAGAATCGAACTGCCAACCTCGGGTTACAAAGCCGATGTTATGCCATTTAACTAATGAGGCTATTGAAGGATGTTGACACCGTTCAATGCGCCCTGTGGAATCTTCTCATCCATATCGACACCGATTTCATCGATGGCATGAAGGGCTTCAAGCAAGATCTGCATCACATCAGCTTTGGTGAATGATTCACTGACGTACATGTCCATCGTGTCTTCAGTAGCCTTGATGATGAGGGTGCCTTCAGGCGTGTTGTTTTCCTGCATTTGATTGCACCTTTTTCAGATTGTCAAAATAGGCGCAATCGAAACCACGCTGCCATTCTTTGCCCTTGAGCGTTTCAGGATTGTACTTGCATACAAGCCATCCGCGAGAGAAGGCGTAGTAGCCTTCTTCAAAAGCAAACATCGACTCCTTCGAAATGAAAAAGTTTTTGTCGATAAACTTCACAGCATTTCCTTCAGTTGTGATATCGGAAGATTGTAACAATCTGCTTTGACAACGTACTTGTTGTCAGCATCCAATTGCCCTTTCTTCATAAACACAGCGTCTTTGAAGAACTGGTCTTTGGAGTATACACCACACCACCAAGCTGTCGTCAAGTCTTTTTTTACTCGTACGAAAGCATAGATGTCACAGTTTTGTTTCGTATTGAAGTTGGCAACACTGTTGCTGTAATGCGGTAGCGGAGCAACAGAGGTTGACTTCGTTTTCACATCAACGCGCTTCTTGTTGACGATCATATCGTAGTCATAGGTATTGGTGTGGTCAATGGTTTTGCCGTGCTTCTTGAATACGTACGCTGCCACTTCTTCACCAATAAAGCCAACAAGATTGCCCATACCGAGGGTGATGCTGTTCTTCAGCGTCCCCATCTCTTTGGCTTTCTTCCTAGCTCGACTAATCATGGCGTCAGTTATTTCGACCTCAATCATCAGCCATGTCCCTTCGATCCATAAATTCACCAATATAGATCGTCAGGAATGGAACCTTCAACAAGATGCCAACATAGCAGAGCAACACTTCTTTGCCGCTCTTCTCTTCTTCTGCGCGATAACAAATTTCTTCGTTGTGCTCAATGTCTAGTCCGATGCCGAGTCGTGGGCGAACAACAATTTCCATCATCTGCCTTTCTTAAATTGCTTATCAATATCAACCAAAGCCACAAGCGGATCTTGCCTGCCAAGCTCTTCTTCGAATGCAACGACGAATTCCTTCGTGATGCCTGATCGCACAATGTCGTCGCGGGTGAATTTGACGAAAGCGGTATCGGTTATCTCGTATCGTACCACAAGTTGCTCAAGGTATGTCAAGCCGTCTGTGCCGACGCGAACATCTGTTTGTGTACCGCTGTTGTCTCCACAGAAAATCATTTGACTGCCTTCACCGATTCGGGTGACAAGCGCTTGCACTTCGGGAACGAATAGCGACTGCGCCTCATCGACGATGATGATGGCTCTTTCCCAAGAGCGTCCGCGAATAGTTTCGAGTGAGCAAATCTCAATCGTCTTTTGTTTCAGATGAATCTCAGTGGTGGCTTTGCCGAGATAGTCTTCGAAGTAGTCAATCATCTGCTGATAGTACGGCATCAGCTTCTCGTCTAGCGTACCCGGCAGGAAGCCAATAGAACGTCCTGCAAGCGGCTGATACGCCCTGATCAATATCACCTTCTTTACGTCCCCGTAATGAAGCTTGCGTGCTGCGTGCCAACACGCCATGATGGTTTTGCCTGTACCGGCGCTGCCTGTTGCAGCTACAAGCGTGCTACGCCTTAGTTCTTCGAGAAGTATTTTTTGTTTCTCATTACGTGGGGTAAGTGTTGGAAAATCATCACGAACAAACTTTTCTTTTTTGACACGTTCGGTGACGGTCTTTTCTGCACGCTTCAATTAAATTTCCTTATAAAAAAGCCGCTGAAGGTTTCCCGACAGCGGCTCTGTTATATCACTCTAATATTACCGGATCGGACAGGCTCCGTTGGCACATTCGCTATCGTCAAGGCCAATGTTAGCCTCTTCGACGCGAGTAATCAATCGCGTAGAAGCAACAAGTTCGTCGTATTGCTCTTGCGTGATTTCCTCAAGCGGTGCCTGCTTGAAACCATGCTCGCTATGCAGCAGGAACGACAGACTCTTGTGAGAATTCTTGTAATACTTCTTCAGGTATTTGCGAATCTCAGGCAACTCTTCCTTGCGATAATAGACGGTGCAGCTAACGCTATTGTCGCTCCAGTTTTCTTGCAGCCACTTGATTGTCTCCAACTGATCAATGGCAGTCATGTCCTTAGCCAACACCGCATTGTCGGGATGACGGAACGGGAACGACACTACCACGGTGCTGTGGTCTTCGCTGCCGTCAAAGTTCTGCTGATACTCGACGTGATAGCCGTGGTCGCGGCAGACTTGCACCAGAGGGTGATTGCTGCTAATGCGGATACGACGAATCATGTGGCGAGCATACGCAGGGTGGCATCCGGGAGTGACACCGGGCAGCAGCGACAGCGTGCCAGAGGGCTTCACAGTCGTCAGCTTCACCGACTCAGGGAACCCGTTAGCCTCGCTGTATTGCTTGTCAAAGGCACGCAGTTCGTCATAGGCGCGACGCAGCCATCCCTTCTGTTCGTCGGTGCATTGCAGCACACCAGTGACGCCAATGCCCATCCGCATGTTGGCATGCACAATGTCTTCCGTTGCCTTCAGGTGGCACGGTAGAGCAAGCGAATGCTTGTTGATGCGATAGAGCAGCTTCGCTACGTCAACAAACTCTTCGTACGAAGTGATGTTGGGCAGGAAGATTTCGGCAAGACAGCACGTTTCCTTGTCGGCAAGGCTCTGTTCGGCACAGGGGTTGTAGCCCTGCACCTTCGGATCGGGGTAGCGGGTGTCACCGAGCAGACCAATCTTGCGCGACAGCTTCAGATTGATCAAACCATACGGCTCGCCCTTGCCTTCATAGCCGTCCCAGAAAAACTCGTGAAGGTCGGTCACGTCGTTGCAGACCACGCTGTTGTTCGACATAGCACGCCACGAAGGAATGTTGCCCATGTCCCAACGCTTAGCCAACAGATATTCGACATCGTCAGGATCACCGATGGCAATCTGTGCCGAGCGGCGAACATTACCGGCAACCACAACAGCGCCAATAATATTCATCATGTCGAGTGCGTCAACGGGACGAATCTTCTTACCGGCACGCTTCTCCAACACCTTGCTGATCTCGTTGATGCCCCACACCAGATCTTCAGGCCCACTGGCAGTGCCGCCAAAGCCCTTGATAGGAGCGCCCTTAGAGCGAATTAGCTGCGTGGAATAGGTGAAGGTCTGCTTGCCGCTCTTGTGGGCAAGGAAGGCGGCTTTAAGGGTCTTGCCGAGCAGGGCAACCCAACCTTCGCGGCTGTCGGGAACGATGAAGTCGGCATCAGCCGTATCAACACGGGTGGGCGTCTTAAAGTCTTCGTTGACCGGGGGCAGCTTGTCCACATTCTCGCGCTGAATGTTGTAGCCAACGCCGCTTCCGAGCATCAACAGATCCATAGCCCACGTGAACGGCTCTACGGGCTTGTCAACGACGGTGAAGGCGCAGTTTTGCAGCGACGACAGACCGAGTCGACCAACGGTGTCGGTGCCGAGTTGCCACAGGAAGCGACCTGCTACGGTGCCTTTGAGTTGCAGCATGTAGCGACGCAGACGGGCTTGTTCGTCTTCGTTGAAGTTGCAACCGAGTTGATTATTCGAAGCGTTGATGACACGATTGATGGTGTCTTCAAACTCTTCTGTGGGAGAGCCGACGTCGTGCTCATTCAGACGACGCGAGTATGTGCGCTTGTAAGTGATGTAGCCAATGGTTGACCAAGGGGTGTTGATATTTTCCATATTTTCCTTTGTTAGAGACAACAACGCCGACGCATTGGTCGGCGCTGAGGGGATGCTGTTATATCAAAAATCAAGACTCGTTTTCGGTATCAACAAGCTCAACGGGTAGATTATGTGGGTTGCTATTGTAGTCTACAAACTTCTTAATATCATACCCATAGACGCCACTAAGAAAATCAAGGAAGTGAGTAAGCACTTCGCCCCAGACTTCCCCTTCTTCTATGCGAAATGTTGTGTTGAACGAACGATCTTCATCGTCGTATGAAAACCTATACGTCACACGATCATCGTCATCAGTCCAAAGCTTACTCATCGATTATCTCCACTTCCAGTGATAACACCGCGCTGTTTGCGGCTTTCCAACTTCTCAATGTTCATTTCTGCAACACGCGACAACGGGATGCCATAGAAGAAAGCAAGCGTTGCCACAAACCACAGGACGTCACCGAGTTCTTTTGTCATCGCAGCCGTGTCGAGGTCTTTGCCGTCACGAAGACTCTTGGCAAAGAGGCTTTGAAGTTCACCGACTTCGCCACCCATACCCGGCACCAGATACTGCGTCGTGCGTGCTGACGGTAGCGCTGTACCCCATGCACTCAACTGATAGTCATCGAAGTTCAACAGTAGCCTCCATTACATTGGGAAAGTGTTTCCAAAGCTCTTCAGCACACAGCAGTGCTACGTCGCGATGTTCTTTCTGTGTCTCAACGCCAGTGCGAATGTCCACGTAATGTAGCCAACTACGCAGCGTGCCATTCATGTACATCTTACTCGTCGTCAAGCCTTCTGGCAACACCTTGCGAGCAACTTCTTTGGCAATGCCGTTGTTGAGTGCGCTCTCGTAAGCAGTCTTTGCTGCCTTGATCACAGCGTGTTGCTGTTCTTCCCAGAATTGCAGCAGTTCGCGATCCTGAACAGGCAAGCTGTTCTGACGGTTCTTCTCGTCTTGTAGCCGAGCATCTGTGAATTCATAGCCGTCAGCAACAGCATATCGCTGACTGAATTCTTGGAAGCTGAAGCTGCGATGACGCAAGATCTGTCGGGCAATGTCGCGAGTGCATTCGATTTCCATGCAAACATTCACCATTTCGAAAGGCGACCAGTGCTTATGCTTGATCAGATATTTGATAAGCGGCACATACTTTTCGTTGGCTTGATTTGCAGGATTGGACACTCGCGCCATATACGCGATCATCCGCTCTGCGTCAGGCGTTGTCCAAACTGTCGTTACTTTCATTGATTTCCTTAGCTTGAAGTTTCTTGCCTTCTTCGACACCGCGCTTGAGTGCTTCAATGATTGCCCAACGCATCAGAGCTTGGCGTTCTTCATCTGTCATGTCGAAGCTATAGTCGGCACTTCCGTCTTCGTTCTCGCGAATTAGTTTAACTTCCATTATTGTTCCCCTTCGTCATCAAACTCAAATTCAATTTGATCGAACTCGTCATCATTCTCATTATCAATCGTTGTGAACAGTTCATTAACAAACTCTTGATATTCTTTGGGAGCGCTGAAATATTCAATTACGCCGAGTAGAGCAGGAAAGATTTTTGCATTAAATTCCCTGTCCTGCGGATGCAACTGCCACTTAGATTCGCGAGCACAAGTGTAAACACTTTTTTTCAAATGTTCAAGAAGCAGTTTGTCCAAAGTTTCTTCGTCAAGATTTACTGATGGCATTTTTACGTTCCTTTCTTTCGGTGTCAGTCTTTGTCTTATGGCATTGCTTACACAACACCTGAAGACCTTCTGCCTCTACAAACATGCGATCAACATAGTCGTCCCACGTTGTGAAGCCTTTCATTGTATCCACTACAGGATCGATGTGATCAACAACCACGTCAGCGGCAGGGAAATTTGCCTTACATTCGTTGCATTTGTAATGCTGAGCAAGCTTTCCTGTCTTCGCATTCACAGTTTTGCCAACCAATGCTGCCTTCAACACTGACCATTTAACAGGCCACCGTCGAGAAGCAGCACGTAGTGCGCTGATAACAAAGCTGCGAAAGCGTGCCTCTGTCCATTGTCCTCCGTTACGCGACTTAGAAGGGCGGCTCGTCATTCAGAGTAGTTTCAAGAATAAACATCAAGCTGCACATGGCATGTGCAAGATGATGTAGTCCCGATTCGGGATCTCGCATTTCTCCTCGACGAAACGCCCAAATGTGGCGCTGTGCCGCATCGAAGTAGCGATTCTCAAGATCGGGAACATTCTTCCAATTATCAACGCTATACTTCTTTGCGCCATATGTCAGCACCTTCACCATCTCTTCGAGAGAATCCGGCTTCAGCAATCCGTAGCGGGGTTTGTCGCTATCATATTTGCGCCCAATACTCTCTTTAACCGGATCGCCGTCATAGACTGTAATGCGTCTAGTTTCTGGATCTATTTCTTCCGGCGCGTCTGACGTGATGCCTTTTTCTTTGAAGTAGTCATTAAGCGTTTTTGCGGTGGAAGCCACAGTTCGTTTTCCTTTCTTCGTAGATAGAGAAGCTGTGCGTTTTCGATAACGCGAGCTTCATTGTCGAATGCTTTGACACAGGCGTCAAACATCTCTTGCTCAGTGTTGCAGTCTTGCAACAAGGCTTCGGCACGCTTTGGGCCTATGCCGTAAACACCGAGTACATTGTCTGCTGCGTCGCCCATCAATATCTGCATGTACAGAAACCGCATTCCATCTTCTGGCGTGACAAAGAAATGCTCACGCTTGACGAAGTTGTAATGATGTCCCGGTACTTGTCGAAAGTCTTTGTCGACGCTGATCATGACGCACTTGTCACCAAGCTTTGTCGCTTCAATGGCAATGGCATCGTCAGCTTCTTGACCTTCAGAAATGACAGCGCTCCACTTCGCGACCAGATGATCGCGCACAGCAGGAAGATGTTCTGGCTTAGGCGTAGTACGATTTCCTTTGTAGGGAACAGTGGTTGATATGTCCTTACGAAAGTTATTACTGCCTGTCAGATACAGTTGCCACTTGTCGTAATACCGATCATCGATATCACAATAGAGTAAAGCGTCAGTGACGATGCTGTCCACGGTGAACAGCGCAGCACTGACGCTTTCTTCTTTACAAGCAGCCGCTGCTCTGAATGCCATTACGTCGGCGTCGAGCAGCGCTTTCATTACAACACTTCGTCGTCGTCCAAGTTGGCGTTGTTGCCGCCACCGTACTCAATCAACTCAGTGATGACAAGCTTGCGAAGGGACGGAGACACGCCCTTCTTGTTCTTGTACTTCCACTCGTAAGGATTGATGACAGCCTTTGCCTTGCTGCCATTGCCCACCTTCACACCGACGATCTCGTC